CGCGCCGCGGATCAAGTAACGGTGATGATTCGGGCACCGGCTGTATTTGGGCGGCAACATCTTTGAATGGCGGATTGGCTGGCACTGGCCCTTTGCTGGTTGTGCCGAATCCGCCCGGACCGTCGGTACCAGTGTCCTCGTGCAGTATGTTAGGCCGGGGCGGTGTCGCGGGAGCCGGCATCGGTGCCGGAGTCGGTGCAGGAGCGGGAGTCGGCGTCACGTTTTCTGGCGCTTTTGTTTCTACGGGGGCAGTCTGCACAGGGGGTTGGTTTTCGACCCCAGGCGCAGATTGACCTTCCGGTGCCATGCCATGCAGCGCTCCGCCCCCGGCGCCCAGGGCCAGCGCCTTATATACGTTCTCCATGATGGGCCGACTATTATTAACATTACTGGCCATTTGGCCTGCCACCTGGGGAAGCGCGGATGCCAGAACTTTGCCGCCGAATTTGGCTGCCGCATCGCGGACGACGCCAGAGAGCGCACGGTTTAACACGCCACGTAGGAGGGTATTGCCCTTCCCGCCTAGCGCCCCCGCGATGGCTGAATCAATGGCGCCCTGGGTTATCGCCTGTCCAGGTGTTCCGCCCTGCCCATACTCGCTTAATCCACCAACAGCGCCCGCCAGAACGGGGTTGCCGAAGCGTGCAGTGCCGGCCAGGAAGCCAGCAGCCTCGGTGCCGAAGTCCTCCTTCACTGGCGTTTGCATGATGTTCTGGTTGGCAAGGAAAGCGTTTTGGCCCACCTGTCCCGGCAGAAGGCGTCCAATACCCTCCGCGGTACTGGGGATGCCGGAACCTTGATAAGCTGCAAGTGCGCGATTCTCGTAAGGATGTTGGGCGCCGAACTCTGCGGTCTCGGCGCCCTGAGCCGCAGCCTCAGCCGGCCCGTAGGCGGCCGCAGCGCCAGCTTCCGCCGGGTTCGATTGCTTGTTAGGAAGGGCTGTGGCCTGTTCGCCGGCAGGACCGTAGAGTTTACGGGCAGCCTCATAATTGGCCCCGATCTGTAATTGATGTTCCGGCTTGGCCGGATCGAGGCCCATCTTCGTGTTCAAATCTTGCGCCTTTAGGCGCCAGATTGAATTCGGATCGACGGCTTGCAAATCGCTTGGGGGTGTGATCTGCAAATCAGATGGAAGTTCATCGGCCATATCTACGCTCCTGGGGGCGCTGGTAAGGGATTAGCCGGCGGCTGGTAGGGCAGGATTTGCCCATTCGTGACCTTGAACATCTTGCCGGTGGACGGACTATTAAGTACGGAACCTTCCGGGTATTTGGCGCCTGTGACGGGGTGAACTGCGGCCGGTGATTGGGGAGTTGCAATTCCGGGTGCTGCTACGGGCGCCGCGGCGGGAGCCGGTGCCGCGGCGGAAGCCGGTGCCGCGGCGGGAGCCGGTGCCGCGGCGGGAGCCGGTGCATTAGATTGTGCATTTGGGCCGCCCGGCAGCCCTTTTTGCAGATTTAGTAACTCGTTTTGCCGTTGTCCCACAACCTGTGCCATACGTTGATAATCTTTCCACTGTTGGGTATCCGTATCGTTCGGGTCGATCTTATTTCCCTCGGCATCGGTGCCCGTCTCTAGTTTAGACTTGGCTTCTTTTCCATCCTCCAATGCTTGTCGGTACGCTTGCTCAGCGGATTCATACTGCGCCTTCTGGTATTCGGATTCCTTTGCCTCTGGCGCCGGCTTTGGTTGTTCCGCCGCCTTACCCCCCGGCAACGGTTCCTGCACGGTGTCGGGCAACTTCACCTTGTACGCGCCTGCGCCCTCGGCCTCCAAGGTCTCGCCCGGTTTGAGGTTCGCCTGTTGGCGTTCTTCACCCGCGGCGAATGCTTCCTGCGACATCCGATCTGGCCCGTCGCCTTGACTGATACTAACCGACCCGCCGGGAATGGTGCGGGTCGGCGTATTCTGGGCCTGCTTCACAACCTCCTGCATGATCCCCTTGAACGTGTTGAGGTCGATGTTGGGATCGTTCTGCAAATCTTCGACTTGATCTTTCAATTCCCCCAAGTCGTATTTGCCAAGCATTGCTGCCTGCATCACGCTCTTGGCCTTCGCCAACGATTGGGTCATGGGCGATACGCCCCCCACACCGCCTCCGCCGATTGCTGCGCCGGATCGCCGAGGGGAAGTTCCAGTAGTCCCCATTCCCCGGCCGCGCCCAACGGCTTGCCGAGTGTTTGAGGCATTTTGCAATCTATTGGCTAACGCGCGAGCCGCCTCCACGTCTGGCGCCGACTTACGCGCAGCGATGAGTGGCACTTTCTTAGCTGCCGCTGCCTCACGCAGGTGACTCAGATCGTTGACCGGCGTTTCCTTCGGCGGCTCGCCCTCATTACGACGGTTGAATCCTCGAGGACCAAAATTATCAGATTGAGCCATGCCTAATCTCCATTATTCGCCGCACCCTGAATCGGATTACCGTTCATATCCAATGGATTGCCGGCATCATCATATCCGGCGATCATTGACGCCTCGCCGAATTCGTTCCCGCCATTATTTATCATACCCTGATTATTGTTAAAAGCCATTAACGCATTCTGATATGCCTGCGCCTGGGTTTGCGAACTACTCGGAGCCGTAGTGGTCGCGTTGGTGACCGCAGCGCCTTGATTACTGCCCGGCAATGCGCCGGTGACACCTTCATTGACCTGATTCTGTGGCAGCCCGACACCAGGGGCATTGATAGCATTACCTGCGTTTGCCGACATATTCGCCAGATTTTCCAATGCCCCCATTTGAGTAAGAGCGCCTTGATTCTGGACGTTGGCTGCCGCAAGATTATACGTTTGTAACGGCGCTTGTAGTTCATTGGGAAGTGTGGTTGAATTTGCTAGGCCGGCGTTCGTCAGACCTTGAGTGACGCTCGCCTGATTCTGGCCGAGTTGTTGTTGCAAGCCTTGCAATTGGCCGGAAGTCGTGTTACCGGCGAGATTATAAGCTTGGCCGAGGTTTGTCAGGGCCGCGTTATATCCTTGGATCGCGGGATTGGAACCAGAGAATTGAGTGACTCCCGGCGCGCCAAGGGCGCTTGTAGGAGTAGGAGAAGCGGCAGCACTAAAATTACCGGGCATATATCACCTGCTATCCTAATGAGTTATAATACTTTGTCAGAAGTTGCCAGTTGCGACGATGGCGATTATGCGACACCGCGTTTTGATCTAGCAACGGAAATTGTAGAGCAATCGCCACGGCGGATACCATATCGGACATCGTTAAGGAGTCGGACAAACTTTCCGCGTGCAGAACGCCCACGATTCCCGCACAGGTTGCGGTAAGTGTCAGGGAATCGGAGAGCGATGGGAAGGTGGCGCGTACCGCGGAAACAAGACCAGATATCGTCAACGAATCGGAGACCGACTCATGTAGACGCCGCGATCCCGACGAGAGATCGGAGAGTGTAAGTGAATCCGCAAGCGATGGAAATGTAGCGCGCTTTCCGCTGTCTGAAGCTGATAGAGTGAGCGAATCTGAGAGTGACGGAAAAGTGCGGCGAATCGCGAAATCGGAATCGGAAAGCGTTAATGAATCGGTATTTGTTTCAGTGTAACTATTAGCGCCTCCCGACCGCAGCAACGGCAGCATCGACGACACGCGGTTGAGTTCGAAGGGGTAGCCAGCTTTGGACGATATTGACCAGGCATCCACCGATTGCTGACCCCAAGCCATCGAAATTAGTGCGATATCATCCATCGCGCCGTTCCAAAAATGCGACGAATAATCCTGGCCGATCAAGCAATAGGTGGGCACCGTGTTCGCCGTAGTCCCCGACACGCCAGAAAAAATTAGCGATTGCGATACTCCATCCACATAGACCGACACCGACGACGTGCTAATCACTCCGCCTGCATACGTCACAACAAGGTCATGAAATTGTCCGTCGTTGGGGATCACGCCGGTTGGGGTGTACAGATCGGCATCGGTGAATTCGACATACACATCGCCCGCTTCGAAGACGTTGCAATAAATCGAGAATTGCTGGAAATTTATCTGCGCCCCCGGACCGGCGTAAAGAATTGTATTAGTGCCTGTCGAGCTTACGGGATTTTTTACCTTGACGTGCAGCGTCCTTGGAGCCGCGCCCGATGGTACGATGCGCGGCAAGACGATGAGCGAGGCCGTGCCGTTGAAATTGATCTGCGCAAACCCGCCGGGCCTATTGGTCGGCCCCCATCCATATCCGGTGCCGAATGAATTTAAGGTACCCGCGTTGACCCCACGCAAATCATAAAACTTTGATCCGCCCGACAATCCTGGCACGCCTAAATACCACGCCACCAGCCCGCGATTGAGCGGGGCGGATTGGTTGATCGGATTTCTCAGATCAATAGGTCGATAGCGTCGGATTGGCGCAAGGCGCGAGATCATTGGTTAACCAGCTTGATCGCTGTAGGGAGAAATATTCAAGGTATTACCGCTTGCTGCAAATGCCGCCCCTGTTTGGTTTTGCAGAAGGACTTTGAAATGTCCTGGCGGGATGGCGGCCGTTAGGCATGGACTATATGCATTGCTTGTTCCATCACTAGGGAATACAACATCAGGATTGCGGGTTGCCGGAATACCATTAGTTCCCGTCTCATAATTCGTGTTGTCAAGAGACTGCAAAAACCAAACATTAACGCCGGTATTGGTTGTTCGGTTTGAAGCGATTGCCGCCAAGTTCAATTGCACCTGGGCGAGAGGTAGACCGCCCAATCCGCTCCCTTGTATATTTATAAACGTACCCCCAGTATTGACCGACGCAAGAGTGGTGGAACCATTCGGTAGTGAGTTCGCCTCTGTGGACATTAACGTGGTGTACGTTCCCGCATTTATCTGTACAAGATATTCTGTAACGAATGCCATATTTTACCCTATACTTGAACACCCTGAGTCTGCAATATTCCGAGCGCGGCCGTAATGTCGGTAATATCACAATCCGCAGTCTGCGATGTGAGTAGTAACTGGATGCTATTGCACGACCCTGTGCCGAAAGCGGTCGCCTGTGCCACGGTCATCATATTCATGGTCACGAAATTAACGCCCAAAGCGTTCCAGGTTGCAAATTGAAGATTGCTTCCAGGATCAAGATTATCAATATAATCAAGCGCCGCGTTTGCGAGCGCCACATTCGCTTGGGTTAGCACAGTCTTACCATCCACTCCCACAGTTGTCGGGGATAGGGCATACAGATCAAGCAGATCGCGGATGGAAATAGCCGCGGCCAAAACGGAATTCTTTGGCAGGTAGCTATACTGGATCGTTTGATTCGGTACGATCTGATGCACCAATACCAGGAGTCCGGCCTCATCCCCAGAAGCAACATGGGGCGCGAAACCGATATTATTCGGATCGGTATGAAGCAGAGTGGCGAGTTGGGACTGTTGGGGGCCGGTGAGAAGCATGATAATCCTTTAATCATTCAGAACATAGGTTACGGCGAGTGTGTCGCCACTAATCACCGACCGGGTACTGCCGAATGAGGCTTCACAGAGAAGCGTGCCCGATGCACCGCTGATGGTGTTATTACTGGTGATGAATGCACCATTGATCGTCGCGGTTCCGCTGATATTGAACGTGGCGACGCTTGCGGCGTTGGTGATACTCTGGCTGGACGCTGCCGCCGGAGAATACGTTGGCCGGTTCGCATTACTATATGAGGCATTCTCTACCCATCCTGCGTGCGAGGCCATTGTGTCGCCGGCAGCCAAAGCGCTGAATCCGGCATTGTCAATCAGGCCAATATACCAAATCGCGATCTGCGAGGCGCCCCCAATCGCGGTGTTCAATACCGTATTTCGCCCAATATTGGTAACGAGGTTCGGCGATTCCCATTCGTCGATCACCTTACCATCACGTTCGAGTTTGAAGATGAACCGCCCCTTGAGACCGATATGCTCGGCCGGCCGGGTAACAACGCCCTCTGCGCTATCGCTCAAATGTAACTGTGAATTCATAGAAACCTCTATCGTATTGTCCGTTGGCGACCAGCCTGGTCAAACTCTGCAATCGCAGATTCAAAAGAGAAGTAAGTATTGTTAACATTATTACCAATTGTTAACGTGAACCATCGACCGCGGAGGCGTTGCCGGAAACATTTCTGACGCCGATCAGTCGGCATATTCACGGAATAGGTGCTGTGTGGCGTGCCTTCGGTTACGCTGAACGCATCCGGTCCCGAATCAATCGTAGCGACCGCGTTCCAAAAGTTCGTGGTAGTCAAATTATAGTAATAATCAACCAAAATTGGATCGCCGGACCCTGGTGGATTATCGAAGGTAATGGTATTGGTAACGATGGTGTATTCGGTCACCGGTCCGTATTCTTCTTCCATTGTATCATAATTAACAACAATGGCTGCTCCATTTGCCGGCGCGGTTCCAAATAGAATGGCGTTATCAACTGGAAAGAAGTAACCAGGATTCGGGGTGATGCTGCCAAGACAATACTGCACCACTATCGCGGCGCCACTTACGGGCGCGGCTCCAAATTGAATAACATCGCCTTCTGCAAGGAAGAACCCTGCGGCCGGAGGGTTGACCGTAGTACGGGGCACTGTGATTGAGTTCACGGTTGCGACCATCGTGGGGTTAAAAGCATCATTACTGAGATTGAAACTGGTGGTTGATCCATCACCCGTGAAATCATCAGTTTGCGTAGTCGCCGGTAGCGCCTGCTGCGGGATACTAATCGCGTTCACCGTCGCAGTCATTGTATCGTTAATGGCGGTATACGATAGATTAAAATCGGTGGTTGATCCGTCGCCGGTGAAATAGTCAGTTGGATCAGGCGCCGGATATATCGTGCGGCCACCCACCGTAACCACTATCGGCCCCGGCTCTGGAAGTTGAGAAAGTGTAAATGTTTCAGTCGTCCCGTCGCCTGTAAAATCATCAATTTGATTGATGACATTCGGCTCTGGTTGATTCGGGCCGAGTTCGCCTAGATCAATCGTTAGGCCGGTAAGGAGTGAAGCGCCGGGGAACGGACTGATCGGGCCGAGTGTGACGAAGGCATTGATCGCGGTTCCGTCGTCGTCAAACACAGTGCTATTCGCGGCGCCAAGGATGAATCGGCGAATATAACCATCGAACCCACCGAGAAAGATGGCGCGTTGATTCGGATCGTTATTGGCAAGATAGAAGCAAGACGCGGATGGCCCTATGTTCGCCGGAAATTGTTGCGGCCATAATCCACCCTTCCGACTATCATAAATCAACGATAAACCCTGAGTAGCGCCCCCAATCGGCGACACAAACATATGCAGATAATGCAGGTCGGCATCCCACACCAAACTAATGATCTGCGTACCTGGATTTAGAAACTGGAAGAATTGATTGTACTTCGTCTTCGTCAGATTCTCCGGGGGTCGATAGAATTCCCAAATTGGGCGCACGGAGAATAATCCGCCTGTGGCGATATAGTACAACGTCCCTTCGGGATCAATCGCCCAAGCATCTTTGCCGACCACACCCATGTTCTGCGAAATGATTGTGTTTGTACCACCGGCAGCCGGATCGCCTTGATACATGAACATGGAATGCGAGGCACCGATGATGAAATAATCGTCGGTGTACGGAATCAGCGCCGTGATTGGTTCGCCAATTTTGCCGGCGGCGGCAGGATCATCCACGAAAGCTGCGGCCGAATCCAAGGCAGAGAAATTCCAATCATAGGGATTGCTGACCCGACTCGCATACAAGTTCTGCGGATTGGTTGAAGCGTTCAGCATCAGGCGCCCGCGCCAGTTGGCGGCAAGCGTCGGCGTCACCGGCGCCGTGCCGGTCGTAACGACATAAGGAATAACCGATGCGGATAAAAGATCGACATCAATGATGCCGTTCACCCCGTCTACGATATAGGCGTGCTGATTGATGATGGCGATGCTGACAATATTGGTGGTCGAGAGCGGCGGCCCGGCGGTCTGCCCCAGGGCGCGGATCAATTGCGCAACGGGTTGAGAATAACCAAGATAGACATATCCTCCGCATACGGCAATAAGCACCGAATTATAAGTCGCCTGAACGGCAGCCCCAGAGGTTACGAATGAGTATGTCATTATTGAATATATACCGGCGCGGTTTGACCGACCGATACCTCACCAATGACACTTATTTGCGGTATGACATACACGTTACTGGCGTACAAACCAGGGAACGTAAATGATCCCGAGATACTACGATCCAATGAAGACAAAACTCCACTCCATTCCGGCAATGAAGGATTCCCATCAAATCCAATCGTGATTATAAACGGCGTCCCTTGCCAGTTTTGTCCCGTTAATACCGGCGTACCATTTGCATTTATGGATCGTCCGGATGGAGACCCAGTAACTTGCATGGCCAGGGTGACGGCATTATAGCTACTCGGTTGGGTGTTCCAAGGAGTCGGAATTATAATTATTCCGCTGCCACCGTTTCCGCTTGAATCCGCCTGTATCTCCGCCTGAAATGTAATATAAGAAAAACTACCGGTTGTGTTGAATCCAATTGCCGGAAGTGTGATATTTTGTGCGGTTCCGGCCGTGTTAAATGCTAGGACTGTGCCGGTAAATCCTTTTATTCCGGTAGCAAGGCCGGGGGCTTTCGTAGTCGTGTACGAGTTTGTTTCGCCCCAATTTATTGTGATAAGGGGAATCGTGCCAATAGTTCCCCCACCACCTGTGGGCGTGATGAAGTTCGCTGCTTGCATTCCCTGTATCTGCGTGAGACCCAGGGAGCCATCATATTTCTTCGTAATCCCGAATCGCTCGGCAACGCGCTCGCGCCCATAGATATCATAGGGCAGCACGTTAAGTGCATCCCAGCATGTGGGCGGCTGGGCGCCTTCCGGGCCTTGGCCCCCCATTGGCTGTTGCTCACGAGCCGCCGATTGCACAACGCCCCCGGTGGGGGACACAAGCGGCACCTGTTTCGTCTGCGGGATTTTCGCTGGATGCGGCATATAAAGAAGGCCGGCGCCTCACGGAAAGACGCCGGCCCCAGGAGGAGAACACGACCGGACTTTACCGAAGTGGGTTGCCATCTTCAGCGAGGGTGCCATCATCGCCCGTGGTATCGGTATCGTTGTAACTGACGATGGTGGAATCGTAGTGATATTCAAGTGAAGCAATACGCCCGACACCCGTTGTCGTCCCGGCATAGGCGATTTCGACCGCAATCACATTGTCGCGCAGCAATCCATTGCTGCTCAAATTGATCTCAACGACCTGGTACGTTGTGCTGAGGGCGGCGTTTGCCGTATTAAACGGAAGGGTCGCCGTCACCGCGGAACCCGCGGAATTTGCCGCGGTCTTTCCTGGAAGCAAGATCGTCGGCGTTCCGGTAAGCGTGATGCCGGAATCGGCATTCGCCAGGGCAACCAGGACGCGAATAATGAAGTGATCGCTTGCCTCATCATAATCGCGCGGGATAGGGATAGAGAGGATGGCGGCGTTTGTGTCGCTAGCAGTCGTCACAAGTTCGGGTACGCCATTGACTGTGATAATAGTCGTGCCGCTTATTAGCGTGACATCACCAAAGCCAATATATTTATCAACCTGGATTCCACCATCCGCGGCTGACGCGGTACCGGTAACGGTGTTAACGCCCGAACCAGAATACTCATTTGAGGCGCCATTGTCACCTGTAACAAGTTGCTTAATCATGTACAGGAAATTATTCGGGGAGAAGTGCATAGCGGAATCCTTAAATTACGATGTTCCAAACACTGGTACGGTCGGGCGTTGGTACCAATAATCACGGAAGGCCCGGATCGCCGGGGTCTTGCTTGTAGCCGCGGTCGGGTTGCCAAAATACCCCAGGCACTTCGGCACGGCGCGACCATCTACCAATTTACTTTGCGGGAGGGCGGTGGTCTTGTAATAAGTCCAATCCGGCCCATCCATTGAATCATCAACTTCTTTTTCGCACAGCGCGTAGCACGCGGCCTTGATTGCCTCATCGTGTCCGAAGGGCGCTGGCGGGGTATCGTACAAATTCACCAGATCATTGAAGTGAAGTGTATACGGAAATATCACCGATAGGAATTCACTGCTAATCCGCCACGTCATCAATTCCCAGCGTTGCCGCGGTGGGATATATCCAATGAAGGAATATGTCGGTGTCGGAATCAACCGAACCGCCGCCTCATATGGCGTGCCGGATTCAATGTTATAGTTTTGCCGACGCTGCCGGATCGAGAACTCATCAATCCACCGCAGAATCATCCCGCGGTTGGTATTGGCGATGAACGAAATCGGGCCGGTGTATTGCCCCCCGAAGTCGGCCGGTAAAGTATAATCGCCGGTCGCCACCATGCCGAAGCCGATGGCGTAGTTACTCGATGTGTTCAACTGCCCAAACTGCTGAATCAGTGCGGGAATCTGCTCGGTCGTAACCGCCGTGCCGGCTGGAAATGCCCCGCCCGGCACTTGAGGGGTTTGTGTCGGCACCACACTGGCCGGCGTGGCGATGATGTTCACCGTGTACGGGCCGAGGTATTGAACGATGGTGAATTGAGTCCCAAGTTGGGAAGATAGCGGAAACTCATCGACGGTCAAATTTAGGCCCGGTGTATTCGCGGGCGGGTTCCCGCCAATCCAGATCGGCCGAAGTTCCATTGATGCAAGAAAGGTCGGCGCCACATAAGGCACCTGCCCCAACGGCGGTGGCGGTGGAGGGGGAGGCGGACTGGTAAGGGTAAGGGTAGTGAGACCGGCGAACGGACCCGTGGAATTGTAAACCGCCGATACATTCGTCGCGTTTGTTGGATCGAACGCAATCTGAGGCCAGAGGTCTACCTGCGCAATTCGGTTCAGCCATTTCCATCCATTCGGTTCGGGGCCATCATTGATGAACATCCGAATCGCGTCGTTAACAATGTCCTGGCAAAGCGCGAGATCAGCCGGATCATTAGGGACGCTCGGCACGCCCGTGCCGTCAGCGCCGTAATATGCGAGTCCCAACTTCTTCGATACCTTTATCAGCAAATCCTCATTCATCAGAGCCGAGGTCGGCTCCGTGATCGGGAAGTTCGGATAATTAGAGGTTATCTGGGACATTTATAAAAGAAGGGAGTTGGGTATGCACATCGCTATAAAACCCAGGGTTAGCGGTTGCTCTACCCAACTCCCTTGGAAGGGAAAGAGAAAAATGCATTTAGTTGATCTTCGCCGCCGTGCGGAAGAAATCAATATCGAGAACGGGCGCTGCCGTGGTTGCAGTCGTCATCGACACAATGCCGCCATAATCGCTGGTCTGATCCCAAGTGCTATCGACCACATACTTCGCCACCTGATAACCATTGACAAACCAACGCGCCGTATAGGTGTCAAAGTTCACGCCAAGTTTGACGAATCCAGCCGAGCCGGTGTTAATCCCAGTCTGGCCGGTTGTGCCCGTCACGACCAGAAGTCCGGGAGGAGTCGGGGGTGTATAGAATGGGTTGCCCGGATCGGGATTGTTGGCGTTGGCCGTCAGAACATTAAGCAGCACGGTATTGAGTGTGCCCTTGCTGTTGCCGTAACTTGGTATGGTCGTCGAGACGTTCGGCGCAACTGCGGTGCCTTGATTGAGGTACACGGCATCAAAGTTGGCCGGCAGATCACCATGCAGCCAGAATCCAAAGCAGCTTGTTGCCGCCTGGGCGCCAAGACTATTACTGGCGCGTGTGGCCGAGGCCGCGGCGACAATGCCGCCGTTTACGGCGGTCGTGGTCGGCACAAGACCTTGCGTGTTAGCCACGCCCACGAAAATACCCTTGGCAGTTGTCACATCGCTAACGGCCAGGGATGCCTCGAACCAAATTCGACCCGTGCCACCGGAGGCGATGGGGCCGAGAGGCCGGGTGTAAATCTGCGTGAACGCTTGGGCGGTGCCGGCGACAGTCGCCGACAGAACGTGGTCAAACGTACCAGCCTGAACGAAACTCTGCGTCAGGCCGCCGAGACCAGGGGTACCGGAGTTAGGAAGACCCGGCAAACTTGCAACATCGTAAAAATGCTGCGTTTGAAAATAACCGTTACCTTCGTCCTGTAACTCGTAGGCGAGGCAGTCCGCCCACACGCCGTCCGAAGGGGACTGCGGCAGATTGGGGTTCGTCTGCGCATATCGTGCAATTCCATAAGCCATATCAAAATCCTCAAATCAGAGTAGAAGTCAAGAACGCCATAACTCCTATGGCTTAGGTGGTCGGGATGACATTGTGAAGGACAAAACCCGCCGTGCGCCGGTTCGTCACAAGGTTATTGTGCGAACCGTCAAGAAACACGGTGAAGGTCGTGTGCTGGCCGCGGTCAACCATCGGCTTGCTTTCCTCCATCCAATACCCTTCCTGAACGATGGGTTGGAACTTGGACCAATCAATGCAGTAGATGGGGTTCGGCGTGAACGCCTCGCCGCCGCCGGCCGTGACCGTGAAACCGTCAAGTTGCGGAATGTACACAACGGGCATCTTGTTGAAATAAACGCAGCCCTCAAAATTGTGCAGCATCTTGCCGGCCAAATCCTCCGGCTGGTTGTCGTCATCACGCTTGTCGGCCAAATCTTCAAGTTCCGTCACCACATCGTCTGCGGCGTAGAGCTTGATTTTCTTGCCAACGGCGTCATCGCCGGGGGTCTTGACGAACGGAGCGGGCTTAAAGCGCGTGCGGCGCACGGCGCTGCGAAGTTTGCGCAGGAGCGCATTGTCGATGCGGTTGTACACATCGGCGTAGTTCGCCCACTTCGGTTCAGCGCTGGCATCAATGCCGGCGCAGACCGTGCCAGTCGTGCCGTTCTGATAACGGATGGTCGTGGCGTTGAATCCGCCGACCGTGGCGCCATTGGCCAGGAAGTTGATATAATACGGCACACCATACGGATACAATGTGTCGGTGGAACTTGTCGGCGTCATCCAGCCGCGTTCCTCGATCAGCTCGGCCAAATCCCACATGCGCTCCACGCGCCGGGATTCAAGCAAGTTGATGAACCCCTTCGAGGAGTTCTTATTGCGAAGGATTTCGACCACATCCCAGGAATAATCGGTACCGATCTGGGTCCAGGGCACGTTGATAACAAATTGGCTCTGGTCAACGGTAGGCTGGTCAGTATCGTACAGCCGTCGATAGCGCGCGCGACCATGACGGTCAAGAATTGCGTTGCGCTGGATTGAAGTGCCGCCATCGACTTCTCGGCGGGATTCCTCGTAAATCTGACAGAATTCGTAGTGTTGGCTGTCCCACATCACTTCAAACTGCCCTTTGGGCAGGTCTCGGAGAGTGGTCGCCAGAAGATCAGCTAATTGACTTGCATCGACGCCCATGAGAGGTTCCTTGAATCGTTAAGACGTAAACACTCGCTTCATCCTTGAGGCGACGTTCTTTTCGAGTTCGTCCCGGTTCTTCGCCGGCTTTTCTCCGCCAGGGTTCGCGCCCCGGCCGGATGGTTTTACGGAAAGTCCTTTATTCCGTTTTTGCAACTCACCGCGGATTTCCTCACGCGCGGCGCTGTTCTTGAACTTCGCGCTGATGGCGTCATGCGCCATCGTCAACGCTTCTTCAACCGGCAACGTACGGCCCTGGAACGCGGCGCCGGCACAAAGCGCGTCGGCATATTCCAAAACCTGCCTGCGCGTCTCAATCTGCGCCTCAGGGAGTTTATTCACAGGGCCATCCCCGTAGAACTCCTTGAATGGCTTCAACTCGACGCCGGCGAAAAATCCCTCGACTTGCTTGCCGAGTGTATCATTCGCCGCCTGATCGGTGCGCTTCTGCGCGGCCGTCACTTGGGGAAGAACCGCGTTAATGCGGTCGATCACACCATTTACCGGTCCGACGAGAACATTCAGGAGTTCGTCGTCACCATACTTCTTTCGCAATTCCTCCATGTCGAGCTTTGCGAGCGCGCCTTGGGGGATTGCGGCGGGTGCTGCGGGCTGGGCGACCGGTCCGGTTTTGCCGGCCTTTGCCTGCCAGCCGAGTTCCGCCATCTTGGCGATCTCAGCATTACGAGTCTCATGCACCTTACGGGCGAAGGTCAGAAAACCCGTGCCCTGAGACTTGAACGCCGATTTGATCTCATCATCAGACCACTCGGCGGCTTTCAAAGATCGAACGTATGCAGCCGGAAGGGTTGGGGCGCCATCAGCCGCAGCTTCGGTACTAGGTTCCTCTTTGGTTTCAGATGGCGCCTCATCCTCTTTCGGGGGCGCCTCATTTCGTTCATGCCGGGCCCCTTTACCGGCCGGCTTGTCTGGCGTGCCTTCAATGACGCCAGTTGACTCATCTTCCTTGTCAACCGTTCCCATTATCGACGCAAATTGATCGTCGATCCTGGATGCCAGGGCTGATTTGTCCTCAGTGGACATCTTGGCTTTATTCGACAACACTCTCGTATCGTCAATATTCTCCGCCATCGCGCTCTCCGTTGCCTGCTATGCAGGGGCAAGTTCTAGGTGCTACAGGTATATTATACCACATAAACCGGATAAAGCCAACTAATTTCGCTCAGAAAATCCCGCCGCGGCCAGGGCTTGCATCTTGCCTTTGCGGTTCTTTGCTATCGGCACCCCATACATGGGGTTGCTCTGGTCGTCCGAGATTTCGATATCAGGACATTGCTGTTGAAATTTCCTGACTTCCTCCGGCGTATCCGCGGCGATACTGAACATTTCAATCGGCTTGTGGAAGTTTTGCAAGTCGGTGTGAACGTGGGATATCTGCTTCTGGTAGTGAGCGCCCTTGCACTTCGGGCATACCGTCAGTACGGTCGCCATCGTATGAAGTTCGGTGTCTTCGTGATTGCAGTCGCCGCATTTGTATTCATACAACGGCATTGCGCCCCCAGGTGAAATTGGGTGTGAAGCGGATCAGACGGTTCGGCACTTCCCAGACTTGGCCGCTCGCATCGAATACAACTGTCCATCGCCGGTCAAGGTCATGCTGGGTGTCAATGAAGATCGCCATGCCACGGCCGGTCGGGCCTTTCCAGTCCGCCGCCGGCATCACTGTAACTTCCCGCGGCGTGTTCAACTCCAAAACCATGTTAACCTCCATATCCAGATTTGCGAAGGTGCCCCATCTGGCCGGCATGATGTTCCGAACTATCGGGGTGGGCATTTCCGCTGGTATGCAGATGTTCCAGCGTCTTCGCCAGATTCGCCCGACGCCCTTCAACTCCACCATGCGCCGCAGCGGCGTCAAGTTTCTTGGCCGGGATTTTTTCGCCGGCTGGAACGTGAAGTTCTTTATGTAATGCGCCAGGATGCTTAATGGCGCCTGCTATCCAGTTCTTTGCCATAATTAAATACCTCTATGTCCGGCCCGGCGCAGATGCCCGTGCGAGGCCTTAGAATGCGATGACGAATCGGGATGCGCGCCGCCGCCCTTCACATGTTCAGGCAGCGATTTGATTGACGGCGTTTTCGCGGCCCACTCCTTCGCCATCTGCGGATGTTGGGAGTACATGAATCGGGCTTGTGCTTTCGATTGAAACGGCATTGGATGGTCCTTGCAGAAGTCGGTCAATATCATCGGCCCAGCGGTCGATGGTAAATTTCTCTTTCACCAATTCTCGGTTATACCATCCCATTGATTCGCGTCCGGCAATGGATTCATTCGCGCAATGACGGATGGCGGAAGCTAATAATTGCGGAGAATCAACAGGAAATAGATAGCCGCGTACTCCACAATACATCAATTCACAGAGTCCACCAACATTAGCAAAAATTACGGGTTTGCCGGCCTCCATCGCTTCCAGCGCCACAAGGTTAATCAGATCATCGCGCGAGGGAACAATGACCAGATCGCATTCATCAATGGCGCGTTGCTTTGTCGCTTCGTTGACGCGGCCAACCCAACTGACTCGTGAAGCGCCAGTCTTGATCTCGCCGAGTTCCTTGTAGAATGTCGGTTCGGCGTAGCTGCCGATGAAATTCAATTGGTACTTGGGATTGTCCAGAATCTTCATTGCCTTCAACGCGATGTCATGCCCTTTGCGGCGCTGGATAGACCCCAGTAGTAATATCCGGAAGTCGTCATGACGCGATGCGGGGGGTAGCTGATCTCGTATGACGATTCCGGGTGCAGAAATATCAATGGGTTGGTTTCGGAAGGGTTGGTAGAGTCTACGGGAGTACTCACAGTCTGTGAAGACGGCACTGGCTCCGTTAAAGGCGCGCTCGACAACGCGGGATGTATGACTGGTTCCCCGATCGGCGGCTTGGAGGTTACGAAGTTGTTCAACCCATTCTGGTGTTTCATGGATACCCCAAACGCAACGGACCCCCATATCGGCAGCAGCGGCGACGGATCGGATCGTCACTAAGGTATTCGCCAACAGGGCATCGGCGCCATATAGTGCCGACCGGGCGATTGTTTCCTCGCCTAGAATGCCAGTCACAACCTGGCATGGAATGCCGATGTCATTATACCAATCAATTAAAGGGCCAACTGATGGTGAGATGACATGAATTTTCCACTTTTCACGCAGTTTTTCAACAAGGTGGAAAAGACCGATTGGTGCCCCAGATTCATTTAAATCATGGGTGATTACCTCTAAAGTCTTCATTTCTGTTCTCCTTCTTGTGTCAGGAATACGACGCACTATTTCTTAGGCCTGCATATATGGGCCTTCGTCCTGAGCGCCCGATCCGCCGTTCCATTTCGACATCTTAGCGCCGTCCTTACCCGCAGCGTTGGAATCCGGTTCATCCTGATCCTTCGGGTAGAAGGTCTCCTGCATCTTCTTGCCGACCTTGGCTTCGAGTGCCTTGCGCGATTGTTTGTGGGCCGCATTCACCGCATCCTTCTTTTTTGATAGATGGGCGTGCGCTTTGGCATGGCGGTCAGGATCGCTCTTGATTTCCTCCGCCTTCTGCAAGGCGTCAGCATCAGAAGCAGCAGCAGTATCGTCAGGATCATAGGGATCATTTTTCGGCATAATTAAACTCCTGCCGTAGCGTTAGCCAGCGGCGGTTTGGCGGTACTTGGGGTGAAAGCATGGCGAATCGCCAGCTTGATTGCAGTTTGCGCATCATTGGCGCCGGCCTGGGCATCCTGACGCTGTTGTAATCCTGGGGTGGGTGGGGCGCCCTGCACGTTGCCGGGCTGCCCATTCTGGGCGATGGCCGGCGCTAAGCCGGGATTCGGCTGGCCGGCAATCTGCCCTTTGCTGGGACCGGGCTGCGGACCCATCGCCATACGTTGCATGGCGGTTTGCTGCACCTGCGGCGCGAGCAATACCTCATCCATCCACTCAATTCCGGCGTCATGCGCCATCCTCACGAGGAAGGCGATGGGATCGAATGGGATGCCCATGCTTCCAAATATCTGCGCAGCCGAAGCGACGGCCGGAAGTATTTGCTGCGCGAAGGCCATGGCCTGTTGTAGTCGGGTCTTACTGTCCCTCCGTCCCATTGATTCCGGTTCAATGTTAAAAGTGAAGTCGAGGAAATCGCCCCGACGTGCCTCCGGGGTAAGTATGACTTGCACATCCTGCATTGTCGGCGGTTGCAGGAACGGTTCACCAGTCGGCCCAAGCACAGGGCCACCGGGCACCATCTGGCGCCGGGTGAGCGGAATCTTCATCAGCGGGTCGGTGTGAAAATACCATGCGCGCTTCCGAGCCTCGCCCGCGGCCATCTGGTACACGAGGTCTTTCATGTCTTCCAGGCCTATGCTCGCATTCTGTTGCAGGACGTTCACCGCGGTCGCGCTCTTGCCTTCAATTCGCTGACCCCCAATCTGGTCGGGGTTTGCGGCCATCTGGTTGAACCAATCCTGCAACTGCGCGAGATTGCGCTCGTTACTGTTCTGCTGGCCCCCGAAATGATAAACCTGGACACCATCGGGATCGTCAACCTTGACTGCTTCGCCATCGCCGGCATCACGAAGTTCCGTCGCATCATCAGCCGATGATGCTTTATAACCCATTATGTCTTTTTGCCGTTCCGCCTGTTCCACAATCTTTTTGGCCATGCGATTAGCCAGGACATGAAGATCATACCAAATACCCACGGTAGGGATAGGAAGCGGGTTTCCAGGTACAGGTGGTGTAAGGGAGAGTAGCGTATATGGGCCTTCTTTGACCCCATAATAATCATCCACACGCAAATAATCATCAAACAAAACATCATCAGACCCAGGCACCGTAACGATAGCATTGGCTGATGGAACCCAGATTTCGGCAATTTCGACTTCATCTTCCAGATCGTAGTTATCTTCAACATTGATCTGTCGCATCGACAAGTCGAACGCTTGACGCTTCCGCCGTTCGTCGCTACAAATCGGGAGTCGGTTCACAAGGTCTTCATCATACAAACCCGTCTCAAGCAGAGTCCGGCGGGGCACTCGAATCTTATCGCCAATAAATGCCGCGTCCCGGAACATGTGATCTCGACAATTCGGGTCAATAACGAAGTTGTCAAAGTCTACCTTCTCAGTGTAAACGGTACCAGGGTCAAGAGATTCTTGGCCTTTATCATCGTCAAATACCGCAACGCTTCCGGATGTGGTGAGGCCAGTTTTGAGAACTCCGAGTGTGAATAAGGCGTCAACGATGACACTCCGGTAAGTATTTCGGATGTCAATCTGCATGTCGTGGTTATCAAGGGCGAGTCCGAGAAGGTTTGCATATTCCCTCGCTTGCAGATAAGGGGTCATTACCGTATGTTTGGGGAACGACATCACCATTGTCGGGATCAACACACGGATGGCGTTGAAGATCAGATTGATCGGGGCCGTACCTACCTCGCCCTCAGTCTTATCATAATACGAACCGCAATACTCCTGGATGAAATGAACCCGCGCGGCCCGGAAGGCGTCCAGGCGTTTGAACCCGCGCTGCACGGTAAGTTGGAATTTCCGTGGACTGATTTCATCCGTGTAGCTCATTACAGCGTCCCTCCATAGATGACGCTATATGTGCCGGCGGTAAGCGCCGTGAATTGGAAAGTGATCGAGTACATTGGCCCCGGCAGCGTGAAGAAGAATTGTGTCGCCACGTTCGCTGGAGCAATAAATGGGAACGGTAGGCCGCAGGGTAACGCCTGAGCCGCGGATGTTCCGTCTGTGGCACCGAGTATCTCGCAACTAATTGCCGATCCAGACGGCGCGGTAATCGTCACGCTACCTTTTAAGTCGATGCTAGTAACAGTGATGACGCTAGAAAGAGTCGGCGAAGTTGTTACGCCGGTTACGGTTTGATTAAAAGTTTGACCCACAGTTACTCCGGTAGTTATCTGAACGCCTTCACTAGTCCACGAATTAAAATAAGTATCGGTGACGTAGACCCGATACCAATATTTTGTATTCTGCGCCAATCCCGAATCAGCATAAGTAGTTACTGTGCTTCCTGTTCCCACATTCGCATACGTTCCCGGCGAGCCGCTCACATCGGGTGCGCGTTGGAATTGGTAAGTATATGGTCCCACACCTTGCGTTTGGGTCGTCGTACTGGCAAATGCTCCACTCCCAGTAATATCGGACATTGTGACGGGCTGCACATTGCCGATCTGACTCGTAGAACTTACTTGATATCCAGTATCATTGGTAAGGGATACCGTCGTCCCCGTAGCGCCACTCGTTATCTCACAACTCTGAATCTGTAGATTTGGGGTGTTACTGATCGTTATTCCGGTTCCAGTCGTAACCGTGACGACATCTCTGATAACTTGCGCGCTAACCGAATTTGGTAAATCAATACTTATTCCGGTTTGAGTGCCCGCAGAAATAGTAAGATTATCGCATTCAAAATCAAGCGCCCCTGATCCACTGTAGGTTACTGCTGGACCGTTTAAACCCGATCCGATGGAAAAAGCATATGTTCCCGAATCGCCCCTTGTAGTCCCATACCCAAAGATATTGGTTACGGTTGTAAGAGCCACTACTCCGCCAGATACATTTGCAGTGCTGGTAGTTGTGGTCTCGTGGCCAGAACAATACAAACTGTTAGACTGCCAAAGGGCTGCCAATGCGGCCGCCTGCCCAAGTGTCGCTAGTGGGCCACCAAGAAAACCCGTACTGACGGTGCCGGTTCCCGCAGAACGATCCAATGTCCATGTATTAGCCACGGTGCTAACGGACATTATTTCATAACGGCCGACAGTCAATCCAGTTCCCGCTACGATGTTTATAATATTGCCCGCATCACCAGTAACAACCGTATATCCCGTAAGGGTGGCCGTCGTCCCGGAAATTACACAGGTGTTACCACCGCCAGCGAGATTGGAAGGGTATCCATACGTCCCATAAGTTCTATCCACCCCGCCGCTGATCGTCGAATCAAAACCTCCACCGTTCTCGTCGTATTGAAATCCGTTTTGATTGACTTCGATTACTGTGTTGTAATTAATAGCCATTATGCGCTCTGCAATTCTGCAAAGTTAAACCGCTTCGGATACCGGGCGCCGCCCTCTTGCGTTTCTAACTTTCGACGCTTTTTCCATTCAGCCAATCGGTGCCCAAAGGATCGTTGCGGGATAACCCGTTCCATGTCTCGCCACTTGGGCATTTCACTGAGGGCCAACACGGCAAGCATGTCGGCAATAACGCGATCTCCATGAGTCTTACGGGCGCTGGCGCTTTCGGCGACAAGTTCAGCCGGCCCGATTCCGCCGTCATCATATCGGATGTAGGTGAGCGCTTCGTCCAGGGCTGCGGCACTTCGGTTAATGTATTTGCCGTGGGCATAAGCTCGGCGTAACAGTCCAAGGGCCGTGGCCTTGGCTTCGGTATCCGACCGCCATCCATAGCGTTTGCCAGACTTCTCAGACAATGTGCCGCTTTGCCGACGAAAATAAACATAAGGATATTTATACGTTCGACAAAGCTGCCGCCCAAAGTCCATGCCCGGATCACCATTGTTCTCCCAGATGATAAGAGGGCGCCGGTTACGTCCCCCGACCCATATCGCGGCAGCGCATGTGATGCGCGCCAATTCATACGGCGGGGTGTTCGCATCCGCAAATTCTGCAATTTTCTCTCGTGTCTCATTGCATGTCACATTGATAATGGAGTTACTTGCGCCCTGACCCTTGCTGATATCAATCGACAAGGTATACGAATAACACTGATCCGGCCGGCCCTTAATCAAATGCGTCCAGATCGACCACGGCCCTGTGGCGAAGTTCAGGGATAATTTCAAAATACTTCTACGAGAGATCGCCTCCACGACATCCTCGTCGGATAGCCGGGATCGGAACTTAATTGTAGCGTGTCTACGAGGCGGCTTACTGAATAAGCGTTTGTGCTGCTCAAGGATGTGAGCTTCAAAGAATGTATCTCCTGAACCGATGTGATCCATGTCGAGTTCGGTGGCAACTTCTTTGGGGGTGCTGGTTGCACAGTACTGATCGTACCAGGGACTTCGGATGTGCCACGCACCGTTTTCATCTTGCACGACATATCGGCCGGCTCCTTTCTCTGGATGTTCCCACCAGGGCATAACGAATACCGGGATTGACCCGCTCATCCGCCATTTGCTATATGCCGTGCCGGCGCCCCAGGGGGTTGAGGATACGAGTCGGCATGCTGTCACGTCCTTCGTGGACTGCTTGATCGCCTCCGCTTCCTTGACCTTGGCGAATTCATCTAAGTAGATCGAAGTGCGGCGATCTGATGAGCCGGCAGTTGCGTTCGCTGATTCCGCATCTATTCGGGTCTTCGTATCCAAGTTGACAATATGCAACTTCTTTCGCAACAGTCTTGGAAGCATCCATGAAGGTAGCCGAGACAGAATATAATCTATTTTTCCAAAGAGCGTACCCGGATCGCTCAGCGTCCCAAAGGGGTAATTTTTTGGTAATCCGTCGAGCGAATCGCATGCATCCTCCTTGCGAGAGATCATCAGATGACTCTCGTACTGTCGGAACAAAAGTCGATGAGTATAGACCGCTATGTGCATCCATGTTACTCCCATGTCACGGGACTTGTCGGTCAATAGCGAATCGCCCTCATCAATGCAGCGTTCAATGTCCAGGATTCCCACGTCCTGCCGCGGCCATGTCACGAAGGGCAGATGCTTCGCGTCGGATTGTTTAACCTTGCCACCCTCGCCGGCCTCGAAAACCCGGAGAGTGAAAACGAAGGTGTTGATCCAAAACAAAATGGATTGGCTGCACGCGGTATAAAGATCGCGCTGCACGTCCTGATCCTGTTCCGCAGCTTGCAAAAGTCGAATGCGGTACGCAAGATTTCGCTCCGGTACCTTGGGCACACGCAAGCCGGTAATGGGGCATTCCCACATGTCGGGTAACACAATGGGAGTTAGGACGGGTTTCTCGGCAAAGGCGTTAGCCATGAATTCCAACTTGCACTAATGCGGACAATGGCCGGTGTACCGGGGACATCCTGGGCATGGCGCGAACGGCCGCGGCCAGCTTAACTTCTCCCGTAGCCCGGCGCCGGAGAAAGTCTTCGGTCTTGCCGGCTTGAATCACATCAAGCGGAAGTTGATTTTTCCAATCACTCAGATTCATTGAATAACTCCCGTGTTCGAGTGATGGCGCGATCCTTGAGAACTTCAATAAGCCCTATCTGATGGGTCAAAGAGCCGGTACGAAAATATTTAGTAACAGGCTCGCCTACTGTGCCTTTGGGTATAAAGCCGACAACCAATGTATGGCACCGATTGCTTAACTCGTACAATAACCCTTCCGTCGATGCCAGGGTCAAATCTTCGCTGGATTCCATATCTTCATAACTCATGATTCGCCTCTTTAACTGCCGATGCATGACGTTGGCCGCAGGACTGACAGACTATGACCTCACGGAAATCATGCACACACCAGCATTCGGCGTGACAATGTTCACAATCCCAGGACTCAATTACCAGAGGACCGTTCACTCCCGTCGCGTCGATTATCGCATCCAGCACCGGCCCCAGCGCCAGGATCTTATTTGGTGACTCCAACGACGGCAGGCTCCGATCGTGACTTGCGCGGCGGCGGCCCTTGCGCCACACGCGCAGCAGCATTGGTAATAGCAACGAAAGACTCACGAACCCGATCAGTAGCCGTAATTGCATCGGTCTTCTCCTCGCCGGACGTAGGAGCCGGCTTACCTTCAATCCGGTCGTAAAGAAAGGTCTGCGCCCAAGGGGCCGGCGCATGGGGAATCTTGATCGCGTTCCCGTGGTCATCCAATGACTTCTCAATGTAGCCGAGCGCCTGATCCCAGATGAGTTGCGCCAGCACGTCGGCACGAGTCAGGGCATTGCCTTCATCGTCGCAACTGATGGCCTGCACGGCGAGTTCACGCAGCGCCGCGGTGAGCCGGGCGCGACCTGGGGCACGAGGTTGGGATACGCTGGTGGCGGGCATTAGAATTTAACCTTTGGGGCGACGTACTTGACGAACAACGACTTGACCTCGTACACCGTATAGGCGCCGAGGGTCAAACCGATGCCGAGGACATAGGCGGCGAACAACGCGGAAAATAGATCGGGCATGATGCCTCCTGTATTAGTAAAACGCGCGACTGGGCGCGCACTGCCACGACTTCTGACCCTGGTAATCCTGGGCAACAATCCGGCCGGTGCCCTGCAATCCGTAACTGAATGTGCTGGGGCCGCTGGTTAGCAGGGACGGTGTAATACCGACCGGAAGGGACTTGCCCTCCTTGCCGGATACATCCAGTGACTCCACGCCATTGATACCGCCGAGCGTGCCAATAGTCGTGGCCTGGGTTGCAGACGTGGCGCCAGCGGCGACGTTCAGTACATAGAGCAAATTGCTCGTATCGTCATTAGTGGCGAGCGTCAACTCGTCGATGATGAGGCGCTCGTAGGACTGCAGCGTGCGAAGTAACCCATTGGCATCATAGATGCCCACGGCCACGCTGGTGACATTGGCCACGGCGCCTTGATAGGAAAGGTTAACTGTCTCGCCTTGTGTTGGAACGCTGTGCATGCGGGTCTGCCTTCATTCGCTAAATTAAATAGGGGCCGATACCATGTATGGCTGTATCGGCCCCCAAGGTTTGCATCATGGGTAGGTCTCCGTTGATGCCCCCAGGTGAGACTACCACACTGGGTTGAAGTGCCTGTATGGCACCTATATAGTGTACCACACAAATGCCCCAATGGCAACTTTACAGTTTGTAAAGATCAATATTTTTATTTGGTGGCGGGTGACTATCAACCTCCTCCCAGGTGGCGGGTGGCAGGGCCAAACGTCATACCCGGCATAAACCCTACAACCGGCATAAACCCTACAACCGTCACAGGCGTTACAATCGTCACAGGCGTTACAATCGTATCCTCCTAGGTGGCGGTCCGATAACCCGACGGTCCGATAACCCGGCGGACGACGGGCCGATCGGCGGGCAGTTGCTTGTCGGCGAATAGGGATGGGTCGCTTTGCCGCCGATCGGCCGCCTTTACAAGTAGTCAAGATGTCGGCGAATAGGGTTGCTCTGAATCGGCCGCCTTTACAGGGATTGGCTGGGTTGTAAAGGCGTGTTAGGGTAAAGTACGTGGTTTTTACGCAACCTTTACAAGGACCTTTACAGGGGGTGGCTGTACCCTAACCCAGCCGTTGGATAGGTACCCTTATTATCAGCGTAATATCCTTGTAAAGGTCCTCCTCTCTTTCTTACTTTCAACGTTCAAAGAGAAGAAATATATAGTATTAAACAGCCTTTACTAGGAGAGAAAGAGTAGACGGTATTTATTACTATCTATTTTTGTAACACAGAGAGAGACTTGAACTCGCCCCGTAACGCCTTTACAGCGGTATCAAGCGAATAATCGGGATGTATATTTCCGCTTTGACCGAATCGGGAATAGATGGTACATTGTCGGTACTCCCCCATCGGCCAACCGGATAGCAGGTTGGAGGACGCCGGGAAACCGGCGGAAGGAAATCAAATGACGCGGCAACAAGCCCTTTCAATCGTCCGCGACCACTCCGAAGATGATGCCGAACTCCCCGAAGATATCGAGGAACTCTACATAGCGGTGTTTGGGATGCGCCGTCCTGAATACGACGACCTACAAACGGCTTGGAGCGAACTTTGTGCCCAGGCCGATCCATCGTCGGTTGGGCACTGGTAGGTAACGATATACTTGGCTCACCAAACGATTTCCATAAGTCGTTTGGTGAGCCTTTTCTGAGCTAAAAATTCCCGAAACTTTCTCATTGACTGCCCGGCAATAGTCCGGTAGTATACTCCTATCGATCAGACGAACCGATCGATCCGTTCCAGCCGGTCGCTGGGCAAAGGACCACGTCATGTTCGACCGCACCTGTACCGTTAAAATTGAAATTTGCACCGACCCGGAATGGCTCGTGGGCGGTCAAGCCGTTGGAACCTTCCTGAGCGAAAAAGACCTCGCCAACATCTTCTTTGACGCCGCCAATCGCTCCCTAGAAAAATCCGGCCTGTTCGGCAACGCAGAAATCATTGGTGCCCAAGGCCAACGGATTTTCTGCCACGGCTGGAACGGCGCATCCTGGTTCGGTGGCTCCAACGTCGGTTCGATCGCCACTTTCTTCAGGCTGAGCGAACGCCGCGAAGCGGCAATGCAGACCGCGGCGGTTGCCGGGGACAAGGCCGTGCAAGACGCCGTTAAGGAAAGCCCGCTACCGAATAATTAATCTGACCGGATAGGGAATAGATGGTATATTGGATGTAACACTTGCCCCTCGGGGGCGGATAGGAGATAGGACCATGACACGAATTAACTGGCCGACGCTTGCCGACATAACGGATAGCGTTATCGCGTATCGGGATAAATTACAAACCTACGATCCTAAGGATATCGCCGACGGATTGCCATCATCATCGGGAGATATACGTCTGCACGTGGCCGATGATGGTTCTTCGCCGGCGATTCACACTGGCGATGCCTCATACGATCCTAAGGATCATCGTGGCTATTGGGGAGCGTCTTCTATCACTCCCGACATGACCGACGATGAATGTGCGGGCGTTGCCGACGATTTGATCCTTGCCGCGAGCATCGAGGAGTTAAGCCGCAAACCAGCAGAGGATGATATCGGCTGCCGCTAATCGCGTAACGCCCGGTTCGCGTCCGGGCAAGCGGCTTATGAATATCGACGGTATAAATTATCACACGATTACAGAGTTGGCCGAGGCACGGAAATGCTCGATCGCCCGAATTCGGCAAATACTAGCCGCGGAGAAGATCGTGGCTCGATTAAAACTGGGCAGTCTGTACACCGACACGCAAGCGGCGATTGTGCGCGACCACCATAGCGGCGGACCGGCCGGCCGGCCGGTCATGCTCACCGCATACGATATACTGCGGGAAATCGCCCAATCACGCCAATTGCCTAGCCCGTCCTATATATTCGCCGATGGCGTATCCGCGAACGTATCGGATAGCGTCTTCGCGGTGTATCGGTGGTGTGAGCACGCCCGCAACGATTGCCCGGTCAAGACCCTCGGCTACGTTAAGCAGATGGTAAGCCCGTTCCTTGAAACGCCGACGGAACGCCTGCCCGCTTGGCGGATGGCCGATCATGATGCAATTTTGGAATGGGCGATTGCCGACTTGCCAGTTTGCCCTTGTGGCGATACTATGGTAGATTCATCATTAGGAGAATAGGATATGGCACAATGGCAAATTAAGTACGATTATGGAGTGTGGCTCGATGTCAGCCCCGAATTCGCGGCGGTGATGGCTCTCGCTGGATATCCGGTTCGACTTCATGGCGGCGATGGTGTACCCTTTTGGGCGGAAATGGAGGAAGAAGACGATGCGACGTTATGAGATACTAATCCCGATCCGCTTGAGATAATTTGACCCCCAACTATGAGGAGATAGAAATGGCAAAGCTATATAAACTAACCGATGTTGACGGGTACACTCGCAATAACACAAAGTGGGGCAAAAACGTCACCCATACAACTGACGGTTCGGGTGAATTGTGCGGCCCGGGGTGGCTTCACGCCTATACTGATCCGCTTCTGGCGGTATTGTTGAATCCCATCCATTGCGGCTATTCTTCATTCCGGTTGTGGGAAGCGGAGGGGGAAATCGGCAAGAACGATAAGGGATTAAAAGTCGGTACCAGATCATTGACTACGATTCGCGAAATCCCTATTCCGAAAATCACCACAAAGCAAAAGATTCGGTTCGCTATTCTCTGTGCATTGGCGGTTTATAAGGATGAGACGTGGACAGATTGGGCAAATAACTGGTTATCCGGTAAAGATCGTTCGGCGGCGACGGCGGCGGTGGCGGCGACGGCGGCGGTGGCGGAGGCGGCGGCGAGGGCGGCGACGGCGGCGAGGGCGGCGAGGGCGGCGGAGACGGCGGCGAGGGCGGCGACGGCGGCGGTGGCGGCGAGGGCGGCGGCGGCGGTGGTGGCGGCGGAGGCGGCGGAGACGGCGGCGGTGGCGGAGGCGGCGACGGCGGCGGTGGCGGCGAGGGCGGCGGAGGCGGCGACGGCGGCGGCGAGGGCGGCGACGGCGGCGTATGGGGCGGAGGCGGCGGCGGTGGCGGCGTATGGGGCGGCGGCGAGTAAGACCCTAGACCTTATTGCAATTGCTCATAAAGCAGTTGACGACGGATGATTGTTGGTGTACACTAATGGAGTTTGCTCCGGTTCGAGACAGTCCCTTTACCATTCCGCACGGCTGTGGTTCGTGGGGAATCGCCGCTCGGATACACTTAATCGTAGGCGCGATCGGCGTCGGCGATTACATTCTACGATGTCACGGTCATTTAACCTTTGAGGATAATACCATGTATTACGTCGCTACTGTCTCTCACACTATGGATGACATCCCGATTCGCCTTTTTGTCGGTGCTGGCTGGACATTGGCCAGGATCGAGAAATTGGTCAACCGAATGAGTCGCAAGGCAATTCTGGCCGAGTCGTATAAATCCGCCGCCATCATCGGATTGGACGCGACTAGTCCGATCAATGTCAAGGTCAACGTCTTTGATGATAATGGCCGACTTTTTGAATCAGTCATCGTTCGTGACTTCGATTGACCGACTGGGATTTATGGTGTATGCTATAACCAACAATGCCCCTTAGGGGCGGAAAGATAGGCGTACAATGCATCAAAGCCTCGTTACTCCGATTACTGGCTCTCTGGAAAACCGCGTGGACAACGCCATTAATTCGGCGTATCACAGCAAAGGCGATGTGACTCCCGAGCATCCTGAAACGGTGGGAGGGTTCGACATCTTCCCGAATACCGGCGATGACGGCAAACGTATCATCGTGGTCTTGGATTGCCGACGGGAACGCAGTCACGGCGACGTTGTCGAACCGCACGAATTCAAGACGAAAGACGATGCCCGTTCTTACATTCTGGGCGAAATGCGGGCCCCCTCCCTCCCCTTCCCCCCCTGATCCTATCCTCCTCCCTCTCCCTGCCGGCCAGAAATGAGCCGGCAGGGATTTATGCGATCCAAACGACATGGCCGCTCGACCGGCAGCGGATTGGAGATATGGGAAAACGATTGGCCCTATCCGATTCCCGATCCGCTTGAGATAATTTGACCCCCAACTATGAGGAGATAGAAATGGCAAAGCTATATAAACTAACCGATGTTGACAGGTACACTCGCAATAACACAAAGTGGGGCAAAAACGTCACCCATACAACTGACGGTTCGGGTGAATTGTGCGGCCCGGGGTGGCTTCACGCCTATACTGATCCGCTTCTGGCGGTATTGTTGAATCCCATCCATTGCGGCTATTCTTCATTCCGGTTGTGGGAAGCGGAGGGGGAAATCGGCAAGAACGATAAGGGATTAAAAGTCGGTACCAGATCATTGACTACGATTCGCGAAATCCCTATTCCGAAAATCACCACAAAGCAAAAGATTCGGTTCGCTATTCTCTGTGCATTGGCGGTTTATAAGGATGAGACGTGGACAGATTGGGCAAATAACTGGTTATCCGGTAAAGATCGTTCGGCGGCGACGGCGGCGGTGGCGGCGACGGCGGCGGTGGCGGAGGCGGCGGCGAGGGCGGCGTATGCGGCGGTGGCGGAGGCGGCGGTGGCGGAGGCGGCGGAGGCGGCGACGGCGGCGGAGGCGGCGGAGGCGGCGGAGGCGGCGGAGGCGGCGGCGGTGGCGGCGGTGGCGGCGTATGGGGCGGAGGCGGCGGAGGCGGCGGCGGTGGTGGCGGCGTATGCGGCGGAGGCGGCGGCGGCGGTGGCGGCGGCGGCGGCGGTGGTGGCGACGGCGGCGGTGGCGGCGAGGGCGGCGGAGGCGGCGACGGCGGCGGGTTTGGCGGCGGGGGCGGCGGAGGCGGCGGCGGAGGTGGCGGCGAGTAAGACCCTAGACCTTATTGCAATTGCTCATAAAGCAGTTGACGACGGATGATTGTTGGTGTATACTAATGGAGTTTGCTCCGGTTCGAGACAGTCCCTTTACCTTACCAAAGGGAGCATCTAGAAGAGCTCGAACCGGAGCAATTACGCGGTGACGGTATTTAGACCGATGCTAGGTGCAAATCCTGGCCACCGCTTTGCAACTAGAACAAGCTAAAGAATTCGACGGCCAATTCGCCGCCGATAGGTTCGACCCGCGATTCACGACCGATAAACCCGGACCATTGCGTGTAAACGCTCTCGGTCTTTGCGTGGAGATTTACACATGGCTGAACCGTCAAACTACCCTGCCTCCCCACTTGAGACAGATGATGCCCGCCCTGGCGGAAGTACTCCGCCGCGAGGCTCCCGATTGCCTGACAGCGATAGCCACCCGGCCCCCTCCACTTACCGTACACGCATCATCGACGCCATCACGGGCATTGCCTTGCGATCCGATATCGACACCCATACTAAAGGTCTCTTGACCTCTTATGTGCGGTATGTGTCGCCTTCGCAGGTTAGGGCCGGCCCCGGCGATTTTCCGGTTACGGTTCGGCAGCATCCGACGCATGATGATGCGGCGGCCTTGGCGGGCCGCTGGTCGGATGTCCTGTGCTATCACGTTGGTGCCGCTATCCTGGATTATTACAAACTGTATCTTGATGATGTTCCGGCTGGCGTCCATGCCCGCTTGGAGAAGCGGGTTGAATTACTGGAATCTATTCGGCATAGCGGGCCGGCCCAACATCCCCGGACGGGTAATGACCGGCGTGGTTGGCGTCTGTGTACACTATTGGAGTCGGACGACTTCAATCAGGTAGAGGAGGCCAAATTCGACCGCAATCATCGCGTTGGCGACGGTCTCGTTGCCTTGGCCCCGGATGACGATCTCACGGTGGATTGATGCTTCTCCCCCCTCCCCCTTCACCATTCCGCACGGCCGTGGTTCATGGGGAATCGCCGCTCGGATACACTGAGCATTATACCGGCTTCGGGTATCCAATGCCCCTGGCCGGTCCCCAAGTGCCGGGCTGGCGGGCCGTCCTGGCGAAGTGTCATTATCCTCGTCCGGTTGTTGTAATCGACTTCGAGACCTACTTCGACCCTGATTATTGCATGGGCGACAAGGCGGGGGCACTGTCCACGATTGAATACGTCACAGACAAGCGATTCGAGATACTCGGTTGCGGGTTCACCCTGATCCGACAGCCGTTTGAGGATCATCGCACCAATACCTATTTTGACGTTGGCTTGCAAGCAGTAGTTGAGCGGATTGATTGGCTGCGGGGACAATACGGCCGGCATTTTGAAGGATGCACAGTCCTGATTCAGAATGCCTCGTTTGACGCGACAATCCTGGCTCGCCATTTCAGTCTTTACCCGCCCCATGTTATCGATCTTCTGGGTTTGAGCCGACACCAGAATGCCCGCCGGAAGAATGACCTCGCCCACATTTGCAAATATCTGGGCTTGAGGGACAAAGGCGATACCTCGCAATTCTCTGGCATGACATTCCGCGAGCGGCATACGCCGGTAAAACGGGTACGCGGCAAGCTACAAATGCCTCGGCGTCGGCCCTTGGCGACGGGAGAACAGATTGCCGCCCTATGTGAATACGGCCGGAATGACTGTCTGCGGGAATGGGAGGGTTTCACAATCCTCCTCCCCCAACTGACAAACCCTGCCGTTGAACTTCAATGGATCCAGCACTCACTGGAGATATTCACTAAGCCGGAGCTTCGCGTTGATTACACCCTTGGCCATAGCTTGAAGGAACAGATGTGGGCCGCGATGACTGCCACAATTCCAGAGGGGATGACGGCGGAGGAACTACGCGGCGACACTGTTTTTGGGGGCGAGCTTTGCAAGGCGTTGGAGGAGGCGGGAGATATTCCCGCTCGGTATTATAAGCCCGGTAAGAAGGGTTATTTGCTCGCCATCGCCGCTGATGATCCTGAGCGGGAATTATTGGAGAATCATAAGTCGGATCGGGTGCGGGGGCTGATGGCCGGCCGGATCGCCTGTGATTCCTGGCCCGGCCACATCAAGCGGATAGAGAAGATCGCCGCACAATGCAAGGCCGGCGGCGATAAACTACCCGTGCCGTTGCGATACTACGCGGCCCATACCGGCCGGTCGGGCGGCACGGAGAAGATCAATCTCGCCAATCTTGGCAGTAAAGCCCACCCGCTCATTACGGCGGTCCGTGGCATGCTGATCCCCGATATCGGTAAGACCCTGGTGATTACCGATGCTTCGGCCATTGAAGCTCGCGGGCTGGCCTGGATCGCCGGTCAAGACGATCTTATTACGAAGTTCAAGAACGGAGAGGAGATTTACTGTGGATTCGCGGAAAAGGTGCTTGGATACCGCGTGCGCAAACCGAATAAGAATGGAAGCATCCCAGTTATTGAACAACGCATGGGGTGGGCTAGAAACAGCGTTGGAAAAGTGGGTATTCTTGGATGCGGCTACGGAATGGGTGCAGAGAGGGCAGTCGGATATGCTGATGGAGCAATCGACTTGCCGCTTGCCGAACAACTCGTTTATACTTATCGCAATGAGAACAAAGCAATTGTTAAGTTATGGGGGGACGTTGAGAGAGCTTTTGTATATACTGCCCGATACCGCCAAGCTTGCGAGCTACCCCGTGGATTGGCTTTCATCCCTCGTGGCAATGATGGCGTCTCGATCCAACTCCCGAATGGGCGCCGGCTTCATTATGATTCGGTCCGACTCGCCGCCAATAAATTCGGCCGGGGCGCTGACCGCATATCCATCTTCAACAACATGAAGCACGTCTGGGAATTCTCGTGGGGTGGTTCGCTAGTGGAGAACATTGTCCAAGGGTTCTGCCGAGATATTCTGGTGGAGGCAATTCTACGATTGGAACGGAGAGGCTATCATACCGTTCTCCACAATTACGACGAATGTGTGCTTCACGTCCCGATTGCCGACGCCAACAAAGCACTTGCCGCGAGCATCGAGGAGTTAAGCCGCGAACCAGCATGGGCGCCGGGCATCCCTCTGGCAGCGGAAGGGCAGATCGCAGAGAGGTACTGCAAATGAAAATTTACATGGGTATTGATCCTGGCTTTACTGGCGCCATCGCCACCGTCACCCACCATAATGCGTGGTGCTGGGATATGCCGTTGGCGGAAGGGAGTAAGCGGACCGAGATTGATTTCCTTATGCTGTCTAACATTATGCGCTGGAGTGGGGTTGGAGAAGAAGGGGTTGCCGGCCTGGAATGGAACACGACTCGGCCGGATAACGAGCCGGAACGCGCCTATCGTTTCGGTCTGCAAACTGGCGCCCTGGCGATGGGATTAACCGTGACTGGCATTCCTTGGCAAAAGGTTAGCCCGCAAGCCTGGAAGAACCATTATAACATCCAAGGCAAGGAAAAAGACCCACATAGCGTCGGCGCTCAAGAAGCATGGCGCGGGCTGAACTACCCGGAGCATGATCTTATCTATGGGCCGAAGGGCGGAATTCTTGACGGCCGGCTTGACGCCTTGCTGATTGCGGTGTACATTATCCGACAGCATGAGCCGATCCAACCCTTGGCTGTGGTTCGTGGGGAATCGCCGCTCGGATACACTGACGACGTCGACGGCCAGGATCGCGGCGGGCATGGCAGTTTGGCGGCAATGAAAGCCGTCCTCACGTCTGGCCCACGGGGGCGTCCGGGCGGTCGGAACTTACCGAGGATTTAAGCATGCCCCAATACCGATTATCCGCCACCAGCATCGCGGCGTTCAAGACGTGCCCCGTCAAGTTCCGGCTCGGCTTCATTGAGGGACTGAAACCCGACAAGGATACCGAATCTCAACGGATGGGTACGAATTGGCACAAGCTTCATGAGCTTGCCGGCGCGGTAAAGGGCGATGAGGCGGCAAAGATTGACGCGGTTATTGCGCATCTGAACGAAGCCTATCGCACTCCCCCCATCAGCGTCACTCCCTTCGATTGGGCGGTCGAGCGCGAGGTTCTCTTGCAATCCTTCATCGGTTATTTGTGGCGATGGACTAACGATCCGGTTGAAATCCTGGCCAGCGAAATCCCGTTTGAACTTCCCCTCATGTCGCCGAAGGTCAATCTGCCTTTGCCGACTTCCGATGTGGTCCGCGTCGGCAAGATCGACCACATTGTTCGATGGCAGGGCGCCGTCTGCAATCTTGAGCGTAAATCAACATCACGCTCGATTACATCCGACTCGGATTACTGGGATAAGGCCAAGAAGGATACACAAGTATCCATGTATGCGCTGGCATTCAAGGACATGCCGCGATTATATGATCGCGGTTGTCCTAATACATATACATTAGCCGAGCTATGGAGCCGAGTCGGGGACCGGGATATTGATTCGATTCCGTGGTTTGACAAGTCGGAACGCATTGGCAATACCCTGTATGACGTATGGCACAAGCCGACCATCAAACCCTCCGCAATTACCCAGGCTGAGACCGCGGAATTCATCAAGACCGATATGTACTGCGGTCGTAAGTTCACAGTAACTTGCGTGGAGAAGGTCGGCAGCGGCGAGATCGCGGCGACTGTGGACGGCGAGCCGGTGACAATTGAAATGGGCAAGCGCGGGTATGCCTTCCGCGAGACCTCGGCCATGTTCGGCGCCCGGCTCCTGCAAGACATCCAAGTTCGTCCCGACTTCTATTACCAGCGGCGCGAAATCGTTCGCACGGAGGCGGAACTTGAGGCGTTCAAGCATCAACTGTTCGCCGTCTATCAGGCGCAAAAGACGTTTGAGCGGTCGGGTTGCTGGTTTGAAAATGAACAACAATGTCGGGCAACCTTTCCTTGCCCGTTTATTCCCATTTGCTATGGGAGCGGTTCTGAGGTAGTATGTGATGGTAAGACCGTGCCTGCTGGTTTTAGACGACATCACGTTGATGTCACCGTTAACGGCCGGGAGATTGAATAATGCTTCACACGTTTATATCTTGCGCCGTAATCGGATTTGGGACTGGTGTCGGTGTCCTTGGCGCCATCATAATTGCGGCGACTTTGAATTATATCGTAGACTCGTATGCGCGTATGCTTAATCGGAGAGCCACCAAATGAACGCCAATCGAAAGACACAATCGGAACTTGCCGACGCGGACCACATCGGAAGTCGGCAAGCCCCTGGGCGGCGCGAAGAGCTAATTCGGCGGCGGGAGCGGCGGCGGCGGAGGCGGCGGTACGCTAGCCTTGATGATGACGAAGCCCTGGTTGCGGAACAACGCTCCCAGGAGCCGCAACCAGGGGATGATCCTGACTTTGCCCGGCGCTTGGAGGCAGGCTCGGCCATGTTATCTGATGAGGATGATTTGACCGACGATGAATTGTAGGGTATACTAACCAAACCAAGGAGTTGAACAATGCCCCCGCCCCCGGCTCGAAAGCCCCCGATGCCCGCAGGAATCAGCAAACCACCCCCTCCACCAGTGGCCGGCCACACCCCGGCTGCGTTTACGATGGATGCGGTGGACACTACTGGCATCGGCAAGACCATCGTTTTGTATGGTAAGTCGGGTGTGGGCAAGACCACGTTGGCCAGCATGGCACCCGGCGCCCGCTTCATCCCTCTGGACGACGGTAGTAAGGACATCCTCCATCCGAAGACCGGCGCCAAGCTGATCGGCCTGAAGCGGCAGGACAAGCTCGCGCTCACCTTCCAAGATGTGCGGGATGCTTTGCATAATCCAGATCTCTGGCCGGCTGGATCAACGTGTGTAATCGACACCGGCACGAAGCTAGAGACAATTGCCGAGAAATACGTCTTTGAGAACGTACCCGGCCCGGCGTCATGCCCGAAGTGCAAGAACATTGAGGACTACGGATACGGTAAAGGGTATAAGCATCTGCTGGATGCTATGCGGATGATTCTTGGCGACCTGGACCGTCTCAAATCTACCGGCGTCAATATCATCATTCTGGCACAGCTTGCACAGGCGACGGTGAGCAATCTTGCGGGCTTGGACTACTTGGAAGACGGGCCGAAGTTCTCTAACGCCAAAGCCTACCCCGTTCGTACAGAAGTTGTCGAGTGGGCCGACCACGTGTTACGCCTGGGGCATGGAGATGTGTTGGTGGCGACGGCGAGCAAGGAGGCGAAGCGTGGCAAGGCGTCCGGCTCAACGGATCGGATCATCTATACTCAGCCAGAGGTTTACTACCTCGCCAAGAGCCGGCCCATCAATGGCAAGCATCTGCCACCCCTCATCAGTTTCGATGCCCCAGACAATGATTCGCTCTGGGACATGGTCTTCAATGGCAATATACCGGAGGCATAATGCTTCAGCCGCGCAACACCCTGGTCGTCGTCGAGTTGATTGAGAAGCAAGAGGATGTGGTCGGCAAGGTCGTCATCCCCAACAACAACGACATGTATACCCATGCAACGGTCGTCGCCATCGGTCCCGGCAACGTGTCCGCGGCTGGCGCCCGTAGCGAGACCTTCGATCTTGCGGTTGGCCAAACCGTGCTGGTCAAGCACAAAGAGGGTCGTGCCGTGGGTGGGGGCCGGGTTGCCTTATCCGATCTTGGCGTCGAGTACCGGGAGGATGGGAAGCGTTACAAGATTTTCGAGCAAACTTCCATCCTGGGCATTGTTGCCGAACCAGTGAAGTTCCCCGATCTGCCCCCCAGAATTGACCGATCTGGAACGTGTAAGTATCTCTTATAGTTATCCGAAAGCGGTGGCGAACGGGCGAAGACCTTGCGTGGATTCTTATCGTCGGCACCGGCTTCGGCGATGACAATGATACATTCAATTACTAGGAGAACAACATGGCTGAGATTGATCGCGTCGGTAGTTACATCTTTGAGATCGTCGGCTCCGGGTTCGGAACCACGGTCAAGGGATATCCTCAATGGATTCTGAGTGTTAAGGCACTCAAGTTCTGGGCAAACTCCCCTGACCTCTTGACGTATTACAAACTAGATGCCCCGGCCTGGGTTGATTGGGATCAGGAACAACAAGGCGTCGGCTACCTCTGTCTGTTCAATTCCGCCGACAATTACGATGCCAATACCGCCCTTCTGAACGCCAAGCAGGCCCAGGTCGCGGTTGGCTGGGACGGCTCATCTTTTGACCCGTTCGCGGATGGCACATTCATCGGCAAGCGAATTCTTGGCCGTATCGAGGAGCATACATACAACGAAAAGACGACTCTCCGTCTTAACTGGATTGATGCCCCCGACGCCAATCCCGAACGCCAGATCAAGAGCCTGGACGCGCCAGCTATCAAGGCACTCAACAGCAAGCTGAAATTCGGCGCTCCTCCGAAGGCGGTCGGCGCTTCGGCGCCTGTCAAGGCGCCCCCTGTGCCTGCGGCCCCGGTGGCGGCATCCGCCGCCCCGGCGCCCCCTGTGCCTGCGGCCCCGGTGGCGGCATCCGCCGCCCCGGCGCCCGCCGCTCCGCCGCAAGCCAAGCCTGGGCGTCCGCCGAAGAGTAAGGCCGCGGCGGCGGTTGCTGCCGCCGCAACCCCGCCGGCACCAGCCGCCCCCCCTACTGAGTTTGCCACTGAGGCTGCGGCCTGGGAATACGCGGCCCCCAAGAAGCCGGATACCACGACTGACGCGGAATTCGCCGATGCGTGGCTATCATCCCGCGGCGAGGTTGCCGGCGACCGAGATGAGGCGGCGCTGACGCCGGCTGATTGGGCTAAGGTCGTCGCCATCACATTCAAGGATTTGGCGATCACGGCCTAATCTCTTGGCGGCATTTGCAGGCGCTATGCTTCCTCCTCATAAAATATAGGAAGCAAGTGGTGATGGGCTAAGGATAAGTCACTGGCCGATTAAAGCCGGAGATGCGGGTTCAAGGCCCGTTCACCACACTACGCCAATGGCAATTGACTTTGCAAAGCTATCCGACAAGTTCCGCGGCAATGCGGTTTGGGGAATCGCGGAGCATTTAGCTAACCGGCTCAATGTATCCGTCGATTCCTTGGACCGACTTGGCCTTGGATACGTTCCAATTATTGAACTTAGTAAGGGACCGAACTACGGTGGATTTTTTTGCTTTCCTCAACGCGATGCAGATGGCCTTATCACTGGCATCAGTCTTAGGGGCCGTGATGATTTTAAGTGTATGTATCCTGGCTCAAAGCTGGGCCTATTTTACGAAGTCAATCCGGAGCATCGTCAGGGAGTCAACACCAACTATGACCCCGGACCCCAAAACTGGGTTAGAGCCGACAGCGATCACATCTGCCCCGTCTGCAATCAAGGAAAAGGATGTCTGATATCCACCCCTGACTGCGGCCTTCCGGCCGCGGCAATCTGTGTCAGAGTGAAAGAGGGCGCGAGCCGGCCCATGCTGAACGGCTACTTGCATCATCTTGATGGTCAAGACGCTGCCGACCAGACCGCTTCCCCGCTCCCCCCATCCGAAGGTAGCGTCCTCATTGTGGAAGGCGCCAGCGATGTAGCCGCGGCGATGGATATGGGCTTTGTTGCGGTCGGTAGGCCCAGCGCCCAAGGCGGTATCCAGCTTCTCCCCGACCTAATACGGGGCCGGCAGTGCATCATCATTGGGGAGAACGACCAGAAGAAGGATGGAAAATGTCCCGGCCGGGAGGGGATGTATGCAACTTTTGACGGCATCAAGCGCGCCGCCAAGGGTGTTCGCATGGTCATGCCCCCACCTGAAATCAAAGACCTTCGGGCATGGCGGGCCAAGCACAGACTTACTAAGGAACAATTCCTTGAATACGTCGCCGCGAAGGGCATGGATCAAATCGACAATGCGGTTTTGCCTGACGATATGCCGACAACTATTGCGCGACGATTCCTCGCGGATTTGCACCGGCTGGGTGGCCGGCTTACGTTACGTCGTTGGGGCGGCGAGTGGTATATTTACAACGGCACCTGCTACGAACGCCTCGATAACGAACGATTCCTCGCACCGATGTATCAATGGGCTTACGGCAAGCTCGTGGCGGTGCCGACAGACAAGGGCCAGAACTTCATTCCTCTCAAGATGAAAACCCGCCTCCGAGGCGACGTGGCCGAGGCTGCTATTTCCGAAACCCTGGTGCCAGAGAAGGTGCTGCCCGTGTGGATCAATAACACTAATGGTGACAGTATTAAGGATTTAATCGTCTTCAAAAATGGGGTGTTGAATGCCCGTAAGTTTCTCGCCGGCGTCATCGAATCAGTTAGTTTTGCGGAACCGACACCAGACTTCTTTACTGTGTCGTCGCTCCCTCATCTATTCGACTCCACCGCTAAAGCCCCCAAATGGGAATGGTTTCTTAACTCAACTCTTGGCGATGATCCAGACAAAGTGGCGCTCTTGCAGGAATGGTTTGGTTACTGTCTGGTGCCGGATACGAGCCTGCAAAAAATGATGTTCTTCCGCGGCCCTCCGAGCGCCGGCAAAGGCACGATCCTGGCGGTACTGCGATGGATGATCGGCGACGATCAGAGTGCCGTCGCCACCTTTGACGGATTGGCCGGCCCGTTCGGTCTCGCGCCCCTGGTTAATAAACTCGTCTGCGTCCTGGGCGACGTGCAGACCCCCAAGGGTGCCGACGCAAATCGTGGGCTTGAAGTTCTCCTGGGCCTTACCGGAGAGGATAGCGTCACAATCAATCGTAAGAACGTCGCGCAAATCCCCCTCCACGATTTATACTGCCGGATAACGATGGCGGCAAATAGGTTCATCGACGTGCCAGACCACGCCGGGGCTATGGCTCGGCGACTCAACATCATCGACTTCACACGATCCTTTAAGGATAGCCCAGACACGACGCTTCGTGACTCCCTGCGTGATGAGATTCCGGGGATCATCATCTGGTCCCTAGCCGGCTTGAAGCGAATACGTGACACGAAAAAATTTACAACCCCTCGTACCAGCCGACTTGCTTTAGATGAATGGAGACTGTATACTTCTCCAATCGCCGGCTTCCTTGAAGAATGCTGCCGGCCAGACCCGGAGGAACGTGAGAGTCAGGTTGAGCTATTCGATTGCTGGGTTAAGTGGTCTGAGGAGCGGCGTATATCGCCCATGCCCAGCCCGCGGTTTTATGAGGGTGTGCGATTTGCGGCGCCTTACACGACGGCCATTACCGAGGAATCAGCGGGTCGGATTACGAAGTATTTTGACGGACTGCGGTTACGATCCAAAGTGGCGAAACAATTTCTTGGGAGACCAGAACGATGAATGAGACCTTCACTACCGGCGCTCAACGGGATCAACAGGGCGACAAGTTGCGATATGATCTGATGTCCCCCTTGGCGGCGAAGCGGATCGCCAGGGTGTTCGCCGACGGCGCCAAGCGCTATGGGGATCGTAATTGGGAGAAGGGTATGCCTTTTACCCGCGTCCTCGCGTCGGCACTTCGGCACCTGCACGCCTACCGGCTTGGCGATAAGGGCGAGGACCATCTCGCCCAACTCGCGTGGAACGTGGAGGCGCTTCTGCATTATGAGGAGGCAATTAAGGGCGGCACCTTGCCAGCGGACCTGAATGATCTGCCGAGGTACGACAATCTTGCGGGGTATGGTGGATTCATTGCCGACTCCGCCCCGCAGAAGGAGGACACCGTATACCTCGCCGGCCCGATGCGGGGCGTCGCTGATTTCAATTTTCCAGTCTTTGACAAAACTCGTGATTGCCTGACAGAGATGGGCTGGAATGTGATATCGCCGGCCGATATGGATCGGGCCGATCCTGATGATGTTGAGGATCAGGCGAAGTTTGCCGCCCGCGATACGAAGGCAATCATTGAGAAGTGCGGCGCCATCGCATTGCTCCCAGGTTGGGAGCGCAGCGAGGGCGCTACCGCGGAATTCTTCCTGGCGCGATGGTTGGGGTTGAAGATTATCAGTATATGGACTGATGAAGATGGCGCGATGGAAATGCGCATTAGTGATGCTGATGAACGGGCGGCTGCGTATCGCATACTAGGGCGTTAACCCATGCGTAATCTCATCATCGGCGATCTACATAATCCCTGGACGCATCCCGGCTACTTGCCGTTTTGCCGTGATCTATATTCGCGCCACAAATGTGACAATGTGATCTTCATCGGTGATGTTGTTGACTGGCACGCAATCTCATTCCACCCCAGGAACCCCGATGCGCCCGGCCCAAAAGACGAGTATACGCGGACGAAGGAACGGGTTCAAGAGTGGTATAAGGCGTTCCCGAAGGCCAAAGTCTGTATCGGGAACCACGATGAGCGTGTGGTCCGGCTTGCCGGTACAGTCAATATCCCGGAGGATTTTCTCAAAACGTACTCGGAAATGTGGGAAACTCCTAGCTGGACCTGGGATCGTTCCTTCATCGCCGATGATGTATATTACTTTCACGGCACAGGAACGGGCGGAGTGCATCCCGCGTTTACGTCGATGTGCAAGCAGCTGATGAGTGTAGTGCAGGGGCATATACACTCCGCGTCGGGCATCAAATGGAGGGCCAATCCTCGGCGCCGTATCTTTGGTATGGACACAGGTTGCGGCATTGACGACAAGGCTATTGCGTTTGCTTACGGTTGGAATCAACAGATTAGGAGCATCGTTAGCGCGGCGGTCGTGCTGGATGGAATCCCGATCTTAGAAGTGATGCCGATGGGTGACGGTGAGAAGTATCATCGCTCCCGATTCGGCAAAAAGACGAAAGGCAGGTAGTTTAATGCGTTACGCTCTACTCGTTTTTGTTTCGCTGCTGGCAGCCTGCTCATCACTTCCCAAGGCGACCCAGCAGACCATTCAGGCCGGACACAATCGGGCGGCGATTGCCGCCGGGAAAGCCCAGGATGCCGGCACAATAGCCGACGCAAAGGGCGCCGCCTCGCCGACCTCACATCCAATTGATGCTTCGGATGTCGTGGTGAAGGACACGCGCGCGTCATTGCGTGTGGTCTTCATTGTGTCCTTCATTGCCTTGCTGGTCAGTATCGGGTTACTATTTACACCGTTGTCTTTGGTGTCCAAGATCGCGGTTCCCGTGGCCGGCGCCCTGGCGGTCGGCTCCCTGGCCGGTGAGATTGCGGTGCCGTTCTTCCCCTACATTCTGGCGGGATTAGGGGTGCTGGCGCTCGCGCTGGCAGTCTATGAATTGATCGTCGCCAAGGGCAATGTGGCCCTGGCGATTACGGACACGGAGGCATTGATCGTGCCGGCGAAAACTACCGCGGCTCCGACCGCGGCCCCCAACAACCATCCCCCGGTGAAGTGATGCGGCCGATCCGAACCCGCGAAGAATTGATTGACTTCGCTGCCAGAAGGGCACCCTCCGCGGCATGTGCCACCGCGTTGAAAGACATGGAGGGCGCCCTTGTGCTAGGGGCGCACGATCCCGCCGTCGCTGGATTGCCGGGCTGGATCATCAAGGTGACATCCCAGCACGGGCGGGTTTGGATTCTTGCGGTCGGAATGGATGCCGACAATCAGGAGTACGTATGTCGGCAAGTCGATGAAATCCCCGACACTTATACCGGCTGCGTGACCGGCCGGCCGGGCATTATGAACGGCGACGACACGGAATACAGGAGGGCGTTGCGATGTCAGGTCCACCCCGAAGACTCTTACTAGCCGCCGTCCCGGATTATGTCAAGGAACGATTCGGCAAGGATATCAGCCGGCAATCAGCGTACAATTGGGTGAGCGTTGGCCGGAATAATGTCAAGCTGCGGATCGCCCAGGTGGTGGCGCTTGGCGGACCACATACTATGGTGCGTGTGACTTATACTAATTGGGTGGATGAGTTTGTTTCGCGGATGGGAGGACTGGCATGATAATCGACAGCGACAAGGATCAGGTTGATTTGCGCGAGCGGATGGGGAGAGATCGGCTGCGGTTGGCAATGAATAATGAGGAAGCGATTCTCTGGCATCGAGAAGGGGAATGGCGGAAAGCTTCCGCCGATGTAATTTTGAATTTGCTTGGGATATGGATGATGGAAAATGCGCCGTGGAATGTGATGTTCGGCCCGGAACCTGTGATCCTCTATTGGGAGCAATGCCGGCCTATCCAATCACCGACCGGGCTTTCGATTTGACCCAGGACCAGAGATAAGATAGCGCCAGCGCTGCGGCGGAAGCGTATACACTCCATCCGATCAGCGCTCGCTTCTCGTGGGATTCAAGAGCGCCGACGCGAGACTTGACATCCTTCAAATCATCCATCACGGCCTTCACAATGGGATCAAAATGTTCGCCGACTTTTTGAATCAGTGGTTCCACGATGACGGTCTTTATTCGCTCCGCGTCCGCAAGTGTCAACTCTTTATCGCCCATGATTATCTCTTTTTCGGCACATGCCGCTTATTGAATCCGACCGCTTCTATCGCCTGTTGTTCTAGTGGCTCCGGCGGAGTCAATCCGAGGGTCGGTTGAATCGCAGTCGGCAGCACTTCTTTCGCCGCCATCTTGGCGGTTCCCTCATTCGGTTCAAATAGACTCTTACCCCGCGTCTTTTTACCCTGGAAGTCACGGCCCTCGTAATATTGTCGGGCCATCGACGGGACCGGCGCAAACCGATCCTCCGCCCATTTTACCACGTCTCCACCGGCATAAGCCAGCGCGATGACCGGTCCCATCGGGCCAGCCGGAAGCGTCCAGCGTCCCAAGCCGAACACATGAGGATGGAAGAAGTCCTCGGCGCTCTGGGGTAATTTACCAGTGGATACTGTGTTCATTACCCCACCCGCCAAGGCTGCGGCAAGTAGATGTCCGGCAACCGCTTGTTGCGCCGGCGAGAGGTTGGTTGTCTTCAACAACTCCGGTACATCCCCCGCGGCTCGGCCGATCAATTTGAACGGGTTGGTAGTCCAATGCGGAAACGCTAAGGCTTCCCGCAGCGCCAGTTGCACAGCTTTACTCTGGAATTCACGGCTGTCTTTCAGGTTACTAAATGAATAGTTAACAGCCTCTACAACCTTTTTTGCCTTGGCTATGACCTCCGGGTCGGTGGGGCTTAATCCTTTCCGACTCGCGTCATTCAGTACATCTTGCAGGCCCATGAATTGAGCGCCACGTCGGGCATTCTCCCCGACATTCTCAAACAGCATCCGTTTGGCAGCGCGGTTGATAGATGCCGGATTCTTGAAATTGGTTTTCTCTGCCTGTCCTTTGAATATATCTGGGGTCTCAGGAATGCCGCCGGCCTTCGCGGCCAGTTGAACCCGTGATTCCATCGGAGTATTTGGATTGCCAAACGCCTCTTTAGCGGCCCCGCCTTCATGTACCGCTTCCGCCAATCCGGTTCCCGGAATTGCCTGCCGAAGCGCCTTGGCGGTTTCCATCAATTGTCCGTGTGTAAGACTTTGGATGGCGCGTCCCAATCGTAGGCCGGATGCCGATTGGGAAAAATTCATGTAGTGGGCGCCTTGCAAGCCTAACTTAGTGGTGATGATCGCTCGATTGGTGGAGTCAATCGCTTTCACGAATGGATTTTGCGGATCGACCGGCGACGGTTCCATGCCCTTATTGAAGATGTTCGCTACTGCCTTATCAGCGACGTACCGCGGCCGGTCGGCTTGTGCCAAGGCATCATCGACTAATCCGTGCTTTTCCGGCACCCGGCCAGCTTCATAGGTCGGATGGTATTCACCCGTACCCGGCTCAGTAAATTCAGTCTTCGCGCGTGTCTCTGTCTGTCCCTTGTTTTTGCCGGCTTGTATTACCTGCTCGTAAGGGTAATCGGCTTCGCTTTGATAATGCTCCTGCAATTCGTCCGGCGAAGCGGGCGGCAATTCCTGCACCGTCCCACCCTTTATTCCTTGTCGGAACAACGCAAGTCGAGTCTTCAACGGCGTATCCTGATTGTTCAGTTTATCAAGTAATCCGCCTTCATTTGTCGCCGACCATTTGCGTTGTGGAGGTTGAAATAATTTATCCCGTAGCGCCTGCTCATTCGGCATCTGCTGGTCGCCAAAGTCGAGTTTGCGAATGAGGCCGGCACGCACCGCGCCTTTCGCCATACGGGAAAAATGAACATACTTCATCGCATCGACACGTTTAACAATGGCGGTCACGAGGGGATTCTCGTGCATTGGCGCCATTCCTTTCGCGGCGAGGACGTTCACAAAATCCTCATGCCCACCTGTCAGACTTCGGCTCTTTATAACATGCCCAATCGGCGCCAAACCTCCTGGGCCACTTCCTTCCGGCGCCTTATACCCGAACTCATAAGGCTTTTTTCCGTTCTTGTCGATCATACCGGCAGACCGACCCATTTGATCTTCATTCCAATGTTGCGCACCAGGAATGTTTTCACGAATTCCATTCCGTTTGACAGCGACTCCATCCTCATGCCATAATGCGCCAAGATTACCGAATTTTGGATCGGATGGTGCTTGATGGGCCTCGATCTCATCTACGAGTCGGTATACGTCCTTCGCCCGGCCCGACTGTATCATCTGGTTTGTCGCGTCAATGTATGGTTTGTATGCCGCGGCGCGACGGAAGCCACCCAAATTACTCGTATCATTCGCCAGTTTTATAATATCCATTGCACGGACAACATGGGTGCTGCGTCCAAGATTGCCGCCAAAGAATTCGCCGATGGAATTACCGGCCTTTACTGCCATACCCCCCATTATGTCCTTTGTCGTGCGCCCAGCATTGAGGACTAGATCGTGGGCTCTTTTAACATCGAATCCACCACCTTCATCGGACCATAATTTTTGAAGCCATTTTTTTGTGGATGCGCCGAATGTGTCTTTTGGCACATCTTCTTTAGGGACGGCGCGGGTGACGGCCGCGGTCACTTGTTCCGGCGTGCGTTCTGCCGGCGGCTTGGCGGCTTCTTTCGCCTCTTCGGCTGGTGTCTGTACTTGTGTAGGAGTCCCGGCCTTTTGTTCCGCTGGTGTCGCTTCATCGGGTACAGGCGTACCCGCCATCCCTTCGGGGGTTTCGAATGTTGCGTCCTTTGTTGGGTCTGCAATTGGCACCGGCGCCGGGGCGATTCCCCGACGCTCTACTCCTCCGGCGGCAAGGTATTTATTCTGTACTTGTCCTATCGCGTCGGCATTCGCTTGCCGTTGTTCTGGGGTTAAACCGCTCCTTATTTTCTCGGCTAGTGCGCGCCGCGGATCAAGTAACGGTGATGATTCGGGCACCGGCTGTATTTGGGCGGCAACATCTTTGAATGGCGGATTGGCTGGCACTGGCCCTTTGCTGGTTGTGCCGAATCCGCCCGGACCGTCGGTTGTTTGCACGCGCCGCGGATCAAGTAACGGTGATGATTCGGGCACCGGCTGTATTTGGGCGGCAACATCTTTGAATGGCGGATTGGCTGGCACTGGCCCTTTGCTGGTTGTGCCGAATCCGCCCGGACCGTCGGCACCAGTGTCCTCGTGCAGTATGTTAGGCCGGGGCGGTGTCGCGGGAGCCGGCATCGGTGCCGGAGTCGGCGCAGGTGTTGGCACGCGCCGCGGATCAAGTAACGGTGATGATTCGGGCACCGGCTGTATTTGGGCGGCAACATCTTTGAATGGCGGATTGGCTGGCACTGGCCCTTTGCTGGTTGTGCCGAATCCGCCCGGACCGTCGGT